ACAAGGAAACTTAGTGTTATAATGGAAGCAATATTAGAGGCACTTGCGAGTTACGGAATAGCTGGAATCTTCCTTGCTGTGTTGGTTTATTATCTGAACAAGCTGACAGATATACACCGCGAAGAAAGGAAAGACTGGCAAGTGGCTAATGATAAGCACGTTGAAAAGTTCTCGGACGTGATTGCTGAGAACACGAAAGCGTTGGTTGAAATGCGTGGTGAACTAAAAGAGAACCGTTGCAAAATGTAAAATGGTGCGCTATTGCACCAAGAGAATGTGATTGTAAAGATGGAACAAACTGCGAAGACAAAAATACCAAACGCGGCAAAGATAGCCGCAGAGGTAATAAAAGAGTTTGAAGGCTACTCTTCAAAGCCTTATCTATGCCCTGCTAACGTGCCGACCATCGGCTACGGAAGCACCATGAACACAAATGGCGAAAGGGTAACAATGGATGACCCTGAGATAACCGAAGAGCAAGCGGAGGCGATGCTACTCGACACGATTAAAAGTGTTGAGAAGCAAGTTAAAAACGTGGTGGATGTCAAGCTTCCAGCGCATAAGTTAGCTGCTCTAATTTCGTTCACGTACAACGTAGGCATCGGAAACTTTGCTAACTCTACTCTGTTGGCGTGGATAAATTCAAACCCTGAGTTTGCTCGGATTCCTGAGCAGTTCAGAAGGTGGAACAAAGGCGGAGGTCGGGTGCTGAATGGTTTAGTTAGAAGAAGAGAAGCGGAGGTCGCTCTATGGATTGGCGAGGGCAGTTAATTACAGTTGTTCTTGCCTTCATCTTGGGCGTTATCGTAGCTTGGAAAGGCTGCGGCTCACAAGGCTGTGAATCACAAACTACTTACATTGACCGACCTGTTCCGAAAATCGAATACGTAGAACGATGGATGTACGACACGGTAAGGTTTGTTAGATGGCACACAGTAACACGTTTCGATACAATCTACTCCGAAAAGGTAGTTACTCGTTTAGATACATTGTTATTGATAGACACGTTGAAGATAGTTGAAACATGGCTATCTGAAGTAGCTAACTATGACACTACCGTAAACGACATTAATTTAAAGTGGTCTAATTATCAGAACAGGACCGAGAACCTGACCGTTCAGTACAAAAGGAAAGAGCAGAAGTTCAGCGTTGGAGTTCATGGGTTGGTCGGAGTTCAAACTGATTTCATCCAAAACACAAAGCCGATATTCGGGGTTGGTTTGCATGGGTCAATAAAAAAGACCTATCTTAGCGCAAACTACGGCTTCAATGGTCAGCACTATATAGGTGTTGGCGTTGGTCGGAATATAATAAGTAGATGAACTACTATTACCACCAAGATGCTGAAGTTCGCGCACAGATAGATGAACTACTCCAGCAGAACGCAACAATCCAATCTAACTTAGGCACAGACTCCACGACCGAAGAGCGAGCAGAAGCCAAACGGCAATGGATGGAACTGGCAAAGAAGATTAACGAAATCGACCCGAAGTTCTATCGGGAACGAATAATGGCACAGCACAGATGAAATTGCTCAACTTTCAAATGCCGCCCGACGGTTTCAAGAGACTATTCTACGACATCGAAACCAGTCCGAACATCGGGTTCTTTTGGTCATCAAGTTATAAGGCTAACATACCACACGACAACATCATAAAAGAAAGAGCAGTTATATGCATCTGTTGGAAGTGGGAGGGTCAAGATGAAGTTCATAGCGTTGAATGGGATGAGGGTTGCGATAAGGCAGCCCTTAAACGCTTTATGGAGGTGGCAATGATAGCCGATGAACTTGTAGCGCATAACGGTGATAACTTTGACGAGAAGTGGATAAGAACAAGGTGCTTGATTCACGGCATTGAGATGCCGCCAAAGCTGAACAGCTACGACACCTTGAAGAAGGCACGAACGCATTTCAGATTCAATTCAAATCGATTGGACTATTTAGGAAACCTATTCTTCGGTGAAGGAAAAAACCCTATGGGCTTCGGAGATTGGAAAGCTATCTGCCTTGATAACTGCTCGGAGGCAATGGACAAGATGGTAACCTATTGCAAACAGGACGTTAGACTTTTGGAGGACGTATTCCACAAATTACAGCCATACGTTAACCATAACACACACGTAGGAGCAGCTACTGGCGGAGGTCGTTTCTCATGCCCTAACTGCGGTTCTGAGAATGTAACACACCAGCGCAAGCGTTACACTATGACGGGCGTTCTTCGGCATACTTTGAAGTGCCATGAGCAATACTGCGGAAAGCATTTCACCATCTCCAACAAAGTTTGGGAGGATAAGCTGAAGGACGATTGGTCAAAAAAACAAACCGCATGATAGTCTTTCTTTTAACGTCTATTCTGTTTCTAATTCTATTGCTGGTCGGTCTGCTGGTGTACCTTCTTTACGCGGTCCAGGCAATCATCGACACTCAAGAGGTAATCTTCGATGCGGCTGTCAACGCGGAGGATATGTATAATGAAATTCAAACCAACCAAGAGGCTATTCTCAACGCCCATTTTCGGCAGAATTGAGTTCAAACGAAAAATATTTTCACTTTTTTTGGTCTAAGTGTTGTGAATATTCAAAAGAATAGTTTTATATTTGAGCCATCATAAACGGGGTAACCCACTAAAACAACAGAACCATGAACCACTTACAATTCGAACTAACCATGTCCAACGAGCAGATACCAGCGTTTATTCGGTTGGTTGCTCGCAAAGCACTCACTGACCTACGCAATGGCGGAGGAACTACCCACGTTGAGCCGTTCATTTTTTGGCAACTGATAAAACACTCAGGAGCAGAGGCTGTCAAGTCAGGACTTTACACATTCGTCCGAGTGGTCAACGGTGAGAATTTTGTTGACATTCAAACTTTAAATTCGTAAATTCAATTTTTATTAATCATCAAAAACAGAACGATGAATCAAACACAGAAAGAGAGGCTTCAGAGTCTCGCAACCGAGAACGGTCTGAACAAAGACCACTTCTTCAAATCACCGCAAGGGTTCGTAATCATAACCCGACAAGGCATTGAGCGCATCCAAGCGCACAAGTGCATAAGAGTTAGCTACGAAGTTGTCAGCTTATCGGACGACCTTAAACACGTAGTAATAAAAGCAACTGGCGAGATGAGCAACACCAAAGGCTTGCCCGTTCAAATGGAAACATTCGGAGAGTCTGCGCCTGACAACACACGCCAAAAGTACCCAGTAGCGATGGCTGAGAAACGCGCACTATCAAGAGTAGTGTTAAAACTTTCAGGACTTTACGAGGTCGGAGTTTTCGGAGAGGATGAATCTGATGATTTTAAAAGAGCGTAAGATGGAGTGGATAAGGATAAAAGGAGGCAAAGCACCAGCACCTTTCGAGGAGATACTACTTTGCATTGATGGATTTGATGTCGCGATACAAGGTTACTATAATGATGTGTCTGAAAGTTTCTTCACAAGTTCAGAAGTTATGTGCGCTGAAGCAGACGGTCATGATATGAAAAGAAACAATCACATACCTTACTATGTAACGCATTGGATGCCTTTACCCGAACTACCAAAAGAACGATAAGATGGAGAATATTTTTGAAGCAATAAGCGACACTCAGCAGAGGTCGGAGGAATGGCACGCACAAAGGTTAGGGAAGTTTACGGCTTCCCGCTTTGGCGACCTTATGACCAACGGACGAAAGAAAGACGAAGTACTTGGGCAGACCGCCATTTCATACATCTACGAGAAGGCTGCGGAATTACTGACCGGGCAACGCACCGAAATCTTCGGCAAGGCTCTTGACTGGGGAAACGAATACGAGCCAATATGCAAGGCTTACTATTCAGAACTCAGGGGGGTAAGCATTGAAGAGATGCCGTTCGTTGAGATTAACGAATACTCAGGGGCAAGCCCTGACGGTATGGTTGATGGCGAACTCATCGAAATTAAATGCCCGTACAACACCGCTAACCATCTAAAGACAGCTTTCGAGGGTTACATAGACCCGAAGTATATGTGGCAGATGCAAGGGCAGATGCTGGCTACTGGAGCGTTAGCTTGTCGGTTCATTTCTTTCGACCCACGCATTCAAGACGAACGCTTCAAACTCATTGAGATACGAGTACAAGCAGACCTTGAGATGCAAGAACAACTCAGCGAACGGTTAGCGTTTGCAAATGATTATCTTCGTAACCTTTTAAATTCTAAATAATGGAAAACAAAGTAATTTTCGTGTACGGCTTGAATGTCTACACACCATCAACCAACGCTCCTGACTGGGTCAAAGCTGACATGGTTCTGAACCCGACCAAGCTAATCAAGTGGTTGGAGCAAAACGACCAGTACCTTAAGGAAGGAAAGCATGGTCTTGAGATTCGACTTCAGGTCAAGCAGAGCGCACAAGGGAAACTTTACGCGTCAGTTGATACCTACGAGCCGAAGTTGAAAGCGGAGGTAACTGCCAAAGCGGTAACGGTAGACGATGGCGACCTCCCGTTCTAAAATTGTCAAAGATTTAGATGCCGCCTTCAGCCGTTACATTCGGTTGAGGGCGGTTAATCTTGACGGATATTGTGAGTGCTACACTTGTGGAAGGTCGTACGAGTGGAAGAAGATTCAATGTGGACACTTTATGTCCAGAGCAAGATACGCTACAAGGTGGAACGAGGATAACTGTAGACCTCAATGCTACGGTTGTAATGTAATGCAGCAAGGTCGCCAATACGACTTCGGGTTGAATTTAGACCGAGAGCGCGAAGGGCTGGCGGATGAGATGCACCAGCTTAGCTTAACAACGGTAAAGTTCGCAACGTGGGAACTGGAGGAGATGCTCAAAGACTACCGAGAGAAGGTCAAATCCTTAGAATCCTAAAAATCCTAAATGTGTTTTTTTTCGAATAATGTTTTGGATATTCAAAAGCAATTAAGATATTGCACCAATCAAACGGGGGTCGCGCATCCGTAACGCGAGATAAAACAAGAACAAAATGACAAGAGAACAAGCAAAACAAATGGCGTTGGAGTTGTATCCTGATACAGGATTCTATGGGATACATGAAGAAAGGCGAGCGGCCTACCTACGCTGCTACGATGATATGCAGAAGGGGATGGATGCCGACCTTGTATCATTTGGCAACTTCCTACTTAAAGATAGAAGTGAGGGTAATTACCTTATGAGTAACAAGGAAGTAACTCACGCTGATTTGGAAAATTGGAAAGAACTAAAAACAGAGAAACCAAATGATACACACACCAAAGATTGAAGAGGTAATAGCTGAAGCGAACGCCAAAGGCATTACAGCTTACCGAATAGCCAAAGATACCAAGCTATCAACGCAGACCGTTTACGCCTACTTCTCAGGGCAACGGGTAAGCGTTAGGACACAGGAAACGATAATCAACTACATAAACCAAAACTGATGTTTTACAACACGAACAACGAAACGGGAGAGACGCTAAAGGAGTCTCAGAATAAAGCCAAATCTCAGGACGAGATGGTGCTGGAGTTCTTTATCAAGTACGATAACTTAGGCGCAACGCCTGAGCGATGTCTAAGGCATTTCAAGATAATGGAAAAGCTATCAGAAACGCGTTGGCACAACACGCCGATTACTTCTATTCGCAGGTCGTTTTCAAATCTTCACAAGATGGGTTTGATACGCAAGAAGAAGTACAAAGTTGAAGGAGATTTTGGCAAGCAGATACACGTTTGGGAATTGGTAACTAACGATTAAACAGATAAGAAATGAACGCGAAAGAGAAAGAATTAATTGAAGGATTGGTTGACGAATTTAGAAACACGTTAATTATCAAGTTTGAAAGCACTAAGGCTTTGACAATGAACGCGCATGGTGCTGAAAGTGAGTTTCACGTTTATGCAAGTTGCGTAGCTGATTACTATTGCCTGGACAAGAATAAGATGCTTCACACAGGAAATAGGGTTTCAGATGTCAAGACAGCGCGTCAAATGCTTTGGTGGTTATGTAGGACAGGAGAATCAGCACTTCCGTTCAGTCTATCAAGGCTTGGCATAATGTCGGGAGGGTTCAATCATGCAACCGTA